GGATGTCCGAGCGATCATCAAGAAAGTTGCCGAGCTCGATGACATCCGAGAGGTGAAGTCCGTCTGCTACCAGCTCATCCACACGCTCGACACGAAGGACAGGGAGGGCTTCACCAGAAGCATGTTCAAGCTGTATGGCGAGGACATGCGTGAGATTGCAAAGGGCATCGTCCGAGACGTCCACGCCGCCAACGACAAGCACTTCGTCACCGAGTTTGATGAGCGCCTCGCCAAGATCGACGACATCCTATCCGGGTGTTCTCTCTTGCTGGAGTATATCCAGATCTGCGTGGATGAGCACATTATCAGTGTGAAGAAGGGCGGCATCTGGACCAAGAAGGTCACGGATGTCAAGTATATGAGCGCGTCATGGAAGAAGAATGATGGCGGACGTGCCCGAAAAATCAAAGCAGAGGCCCAGGCCGAGGCGGACCGGCACCAGTATGATCTGACTAAGGCCGCCGTGAGAGAGGTCCTGGGCCGAAAGTAAGGGTACTCGGTGGGGGCACCCGCCTTGTATTAGGGTATGACTCGTTTCGGCCACCAACTGGTGGCTCCGCTCTCCGTATTGCAACTCCAACAACGGTTCGACGAACGCGTTGAACGTGAACAACAATGGCAACTGGAACAACAACAACTGCTCCAACTCGTATGGCATCCGCCCCGCTTTGATGGATATGTGAGACGTGTAGGCCCCGCAAAGGGGCTGAAAGCAGTACAGCCATCATCAAAGGGAGTCATATCCTGTCGGAAGCCTGTGCATGGGCTGACGATAAACACATCACGCCGAGGCCCGCCACCCCAGCATGGGGTGCAACGGGCTACTGGGAGGAGGACTACCCGGCGTTAGGAAGAAGGACCGGCCGGGAGCCTCCTCTGAACCCCGGCCGGTGGAAGCAAAGAAGCGTGGTTCATGACTTACCAAGAGATGTGTACCTTTGAGGTACTGTACGAAGCGTACTTGCAGGCCAGACAGCGGAAGCGGCAGAAAACGCCGACAGCTCAGTACGAGGCCAACGCGCTCGCCTGCACAGAGAAGCTATCCCACATCCTGAACACCAAGACCTATAAACCCAGCAAGTTCGAGGTGTTCTTTGTCTACGAGCCGAAGAAAAGGCTCGTGCAAGCTCCGGCCTTTGTCGACAAGGTCGTACTCCATGCAGTGACGGACAACATCATGTATGAGGCCATCACCAAGAGCTTCATCCGTGATAACTGCGCCAGCCAGAAAGGGAAGGGAACCCATGACGGCCTGCTGCGGCTCAAGCAGTTCATGCTTGAATACTACCGCAAGAACGGAACCACCGAAGGGTGGGTCCTGAAGGCCGATGTGAGGCACTTCTTCGCCTCTATTGACCATGACAAGCTCAAGGTGAAGCTCCTGGAGCTGGTCAAGAAGCGCGGCGTGGACATCCAGATCTACGAGCTGCTATGTACCTACATCGACACGACGCCCGGTCTGCCCCTTGGATACCAGACAAGCCAGCTCCTTGCCCTGATGTTCCTCGATGAGTTCGACCATCTCATCAAGGAAAAGTACCATATTCGCTACTATGGGCGTTACATGGACGACTTCTACCTGATTTTCAGGACGAAGAAGGAAGCCCAGGAGATGCTGACCGTCATCCAGGAGTACATGGGCGGCGTTGACCTGGAGCTCAACCAGAAGACGGGAATTTTCCCGCTCAAGAACGGGATCGACTTCTTGGGGTTCCACACCTACCTCACAGAAGAGGGCGGCGTGGTGCAGAAGCTCCGCCGGGACAGCATCAAACGCATCCGGTCGAAGATCCGGCACTGGCGGGAGGATTATGCCGCCGGAACCATCACCAAGGAGAAGATCATCGAGAAATTCGTCGCATGGGACGCCCATGCGGCACACGGCGACACCTATTCCCTCCGGGCCAAATATGCCAAGCAGGTCAGCGAGATTGTCGGCGAGACTATAAGGCCCCGCCGGAAAATCAATGGGCCGGACGCTGTCAGGACGCTTCGCAAAGTCCGGCAAGCGCAAGAACTTTACAGGAAAACACACAAGGCGACGGAAGACTCCGTTGCCTCTTTTTCTGCCCCAAGACCTGATGACATTGTCCCATGGGAGTAGAACCTACGACATTCAAAAGGAGGAAATCCAACATGGCAACGGTTGCTTTGAGCTCCAAGGCAGTCGGCAGTACCGTGAAGCTGAAGGTCAATGGTACTGCGAAAAATTTCATCGTTGTCCACCAGGGGAAGCCCGGCTCCATGTACGACGCGAGCTGTGATGGAACGTGGCTTCTGATGCAGGACTGCTATGAAAGCAGACAGTGGCACAGCTCCAACAACAACGACTACGAGAACAGCACCATCGACAACTACCTGAATACGACCTTCCTGAACCTGTTTGAGTCCAATATCCGGGATGCCATCAAGCAGGTGAAAATCCCTTACAGAAAGGGAGCCGGTTATGGAAAGACCGTGACCAGCGGTTCCAGCGGACTTTCCACGAAGATCTT